GCTTTTAGAATATAGGAATAATAAAAATAAAGAAACTAAAGCACATGTTATAGAAGAATGGTGGGACAGAAACCAATCAGAATTGGGACTATTAGAAAAGAGTGGTATATCAGCAGCAGAAGTTATGGCGGCTTATCCATTACATGAAAAGAAACTTCTTAATAGACCTAGAAAGAAGAAATGTATATTATGTATTCACAAGGCAGATTGCAGATTATATCTAAGTGAGCAATGGGAAGGACAAAAAGAAGCAGAAAGCTGCAAAAAATATAAAGAACAGGAGGAATGATATATGGTTGATAAAGTCCTCCAAAGATTAGAATTAGAGAACAGAAAAGCAATATTGATAGCATCTAAGAACAAGATAAAAATAGAAGGTATAGAGATAAAAACAGGCAGGGGAATATATAAACTTAGTTATGAAAAAATACCATATACAATAAGGGCGATAAATCTAGAAATAGATACAGAAATAGAAGAAATAAACGAGAAACTTGAAGAACTAACAGGACTGAACCAAGATCACATGGATTACTTAAATAATATAGTGGAGGTATAAGGATGAAAAAAACATGGATGCAAGAAGCTTTAGAAAATGTAGAGCCACAAATAATAGAAAAAATAAAACAATTAGTAAATGAAATGGTGGATGATAACAAAGTGGAAGATAAAACAATAAAGGTAAGATGCATAGATAAAGGGAATTGCGGAGAAATATGCTTTGATATCGAATACGATGCTATAAAAACAGAAAAAGGATATAGAATAATATCAGATTATACATATCCTAAAGAATATTTTGAAGAAGTAAAAGAAGATATTCTAATGGTGGAATGTATAAATAATAATGCTGCTAAAGATAGATTAATATTTGGTAAAAAATATCCAGTAATAAATAAAGACGAAAAATATTATACAATAAACGATGAAATTAAAAAAAACCAACATTGGGGGATAGGTAGATTCAAACCAGTACCAAAAGAAAAGCAACAAAAGACATATACAATACAAGAAGTATTTGAAGAGAAAGAAGGTTCGGAGTTTAAAATAAAAGGAATGGATTATATATATAATGTTTTAGATAAAATATTAAGACGTACAGTAGATAGAGATATTTATGAAACTATGTATTGTGATGAATATATATTAAAAGCTAGATTTACAAAAGTAGAAGAACCAAAACCAGTAAACACAGTAGAAGCACTTAAGGCACTAGAGGAAGGGAAGACAATTCAAAGTGTACTAACAAGTAATAGATATAAAAAAGATGGTAACGAACTTATGTGTAATCTCCCTATAAGTGATAAATATGAAGATACATTATATATAGAATATAGAGAAATAGAAAACCAATGGTTAATAATAGAATAAGGGGTGTAATGATATGAAATGTTTAAATGCTAAATGTAATGCTTATAATAAAGGCGAATGCATGAGTAAAGATGAAAGATGTGGAATAAGAATAGTAAAAACTCTAAACTATGCAGAAGAACAGCTAGAACATGCAAAAGATAAAGAAAATAGATGTTATGACAAAGAATGTGCTGCTAACGAAAGCAATACATGTACGGCTTATACTCCTTTAGAATGTACAAAAAGAATAAAAGAACCAATAAACTATGAAGAAGAATATAATAAAATTAAAAAAGAGAATGGGGAATTAATAATTAAGATAGATAACAGAGATAAAATGATTGAAGATTTAGAAACTCATATAAGGCAAAGTGTATCTATGTATGATGAAGCAAGGCAACATTTAAAAGAAAATGAAGATGAAAAGGAAAAGTTAAGGCAATTATTACTTGATAAAGGTGTTGAAAATAGTAAGATAAAAGAAGAAATAATAAAATTAAGAGGGGAACTCAATGTAAAAGAAACTCAATTATCATGTATGGATAAATCTAACCAAGAAATAAAAGAAGCGAGCGAAATTCTTGTTGCATATGGAGAAGAAATAAAAATACAAATGGATAAATTGAAAGCTATTATTGTTAATCAAGAAAAGGATATTGAAAAGTTATGTGACGATAGAGAAAGAGTAAAAGAAATAATAGAATCTAAAAATAAATCAATAGAAGAGTTTGGAAAGTCAGCAACAGAAATGCAAATAGCTATAGAGGATAAAGATATTATGATAGAGATATTAAAAAGTCAATTAATATATGCAGAGGTATCAAAAGATAGAGATAAGTTATTGAATGGAAATAAGGAGTTAAAAGCTAAAATAGAAAATAAACAAACAATAAAAGATTTAAGACAAATAATAAAGAACTTAGCAGAAATGTTATAGGAGGTAAAGGAAGATGGAAGGATGATATAATGCCACTAACTCTTATAGAAGATTTAGAAATAATAGGTAATGTATTTGAAAATGCAGATATGATTAAGAAAGAGGTGTAAGAGATGATAAAGAAAGAAGACTTAGACAAAAGAATATGTGATTGTGAAGAAGGGGCGGAGAACACTCAAACATGGAGAGAATGGATAATAGAAAAAGAAAAAGGTTTTGAGTTAAGAAATATGTCACTAGATAACGCAACAGAAAAACAACTAAACGAATATATAGAATGGTTAGATTATTTAAATGAGAAATAAAAGGTAAAATAATATCTGAAAACAACCACAAAAAGTAGTTGTAAAATACAAAACATTATATTATAATATAGATATACCCCATTCTCTCTCATGTGTGCATACTTGTGGACAGGCTATGCACACAACCCCTTTTAAAAAGCGCATAAACCAGTAGAAATTAAAATAATAATATGGAGGTGTAAAAAGCCTTCCATGCACAGTGTTTGATTACTTCAACTACTGGTTAATAATATAAACTACTTATAAATAAAGCACTTGCTATCACAATTGATGGTAGGTGCTTTGTTATTTAGAACAGGAGGAAAGAACATGCCAAGGGTTAGAAGTCCCGAAAGAGATAAAGCAAAAGAATTATATATAGAGCATAAAGGGAAAATAACTAATAGAGAAATAGCCAACATGCTTAATGAAGATGAAAAGAAGATTGCAGTATGGAAACAAAGAGATAATTGGGATAATAACAAAAGTGTTGTACAACAAAAAAAAGATAACAAAAAAAGTGTTGTACAACAAAAGAGTTCAACAAATAGAAAAAGTACATCAAAAGAAAAAAAAGAACCAATAAGCAACATAGTTAAAGAAGTAATGAAGAATGATGAATTGAATGATAAGCAAGGATTATTTTGTATTTATTATTCTAAGTGTTTTAATGCTACAAAGGCTTATTTAAAAGCTTATAACTGTTCTTATGCTACCGCAGTAACAGAAGGGAGTAAGCACCTTAGGAAACCTCATATAAAAGCACAGATAGAGAAATTAACAGAAATTACATTCGATAAAGCAGCCTTGACAAGAGGACTAATTCAGAAGTATATAGATATAGCCTTTTCAGATATGGGTGAGTATGTAGAGTTTGGAATAAAGCAAATACCTCAATGGAATAAAGATAAGGAGGGGAATTTTACACCTATCATTGATCCTAATACAGGAGAACAAAAAATAAAAGAGTATAGTTATGTGGACCTAAAGAATAGTGCTGGAGTTGATACGAGCATAATAAGTGAAGTATCGGAAGGTAAAGATGGTATTAAGTTTAAGTTAGCTGATAAAATGAAAGCCATGGACTTCCTTAACAAGCATTGCAACTTATTGAACGATGAAGAAAAGACAAAGCTAGAGTTGGAAAATAAGAGGTTGCAGAATGAGAAGCTAGCTAAAGAAATAAAGGGAAATGGAGATACAACAAAAGAACCAGTAAGGATTGTCGATGATATATGATAAGTATTAGTTTGAAAACAATAATAGCGGATAGTTTTTTTAGAGTTCATAAAGATATAAAGCAAGCAGCACATACGCATTATTGGTTAAAAGGTGGAAGAGGAAGTACAAAGAGTTCCTTTATATCTATTGAAATAGTTCTTGGAATAATGAAGGATGCACAAGAGGGAAAACTTACAAATGCAGTTGTTATAAGAAGGGTTAAAGATACACTAAGAGGATCAGTTTACGAACAAATAACATGGGCAATATATGCGTTAGGTGTAGAAGATGATTGGCACATACCCGATTCTAAACTTGAAATTAAGTACAAACCAACAGGACAAGTTATATTATTTAAAGGTGCTGATAAACCTAAAAAGTTAAAGTCAACCAAAGTGGCAAAAGGATATATTAAGTACATATGGTATGAAGAAGTAGACGAGTTTGAGGGAATTGAAAAGATAGATAATATAAATCAATCTTTAATGAGAGGTGGACCGCAATTTGTTGTATTCTATTCATTTAATCCTCCGGCATCACAACGTAACTGGTGCAATGAAGAAGTTACAGAAGAAAGAAGCGATAAATTAGTACATCATAGTGATTATTTAAGTATAGATAGAGAATGGTTGGGATCGCAATTTATACTTGAAGCTGAACATATGAAAGCTACAAGACCTACACAATATAAACATGATTATTTAGGCGAAGTTACAGGAACTGGTAGAGATATATTTGACAATCTTATTATTGAACCTATTACAGATAAAGAAATTGCGAGTTTTGATAGAATATACAACGGAGTCGATTGGGGATGGTTTCCCGATCCTTGGGCATTTAATAAAATGTATTATGATGCAGCAAGAAGAAACTTATATATATATGATGAAGCACACGAAAATAAGAAGTCAAACAGAGCAACCGCAGATATATTAATCAAAGACCATAGAATAACTCCTAATGATAAAATAACCGCAGATAGTGCGGAAAACAAATCAGTTGAAGATTATAGAAGTTACAACCTTTATTGTAGAGGTGCAATAAAAGGTCCTGGAAGTGTAGAGTATGGAATGAAGTGGTTACAATCATTGAATAATATAATAATAGATAAGAAGCGTTGCCCACATACCGCTAAAGAATTTACAAAGTATGAGCATGAAGTGGATAAGGAAGGGAAAGTTATAAATTCATACCCGGACAAAGACAACCATCATATAGATACTGTAAGATATGCAATGGAAGAAGTTTGGAGAAGAAAAGGACAATAATATTTTTAGTGTATCAAAAACGATTGTTTAATATACATTTTAAGATGCTACCTAAAAATCACACTTGAGAATATACGAGAATGTGCCAATAAACGTATCAATATCTATTTACGTTGTGATACGTTTATGATACAATATTATTAAGAAGTTTTTAGGAGTGATTAAAATGTTAATAGGGTATGCGAGAGTATCAAAGATAGAACAAAATTTAGATAGGCAAATGGATATGTTAGTTAAATATGGAGTGGATGAAAGAAATATCTATAATGAAAAAATGACAGGAACTAAAGCAGATAGGGAACAATTAAACAAAATGATTGATGAACTAAAAGAGGGAGATACAGTTGTGATTGCAGATTTAACGAGGGTATCAAGAAGCACAAAGGATTTATTAAATATAGTTGATATGATTAAGGGCAAAGGCGCTAGTATCAAGTCAATTAAAGATACATGGCTAGATACAACAAGCGATAATCCTTATAACTCATTTTTATTAACTGTTATGAGTGGTATGGCACAACTTGAAAGAGATTTAATAAGCCAAAGAACAAAAGAAGGTTTAGCAAGTGCAAAGGCAAGAGGTAGAAGCGGCGGCAGACCATCAGAAAGAAACGAAAAGGCTGATTTAGTCGGTATGTTATATAAAGAACATTATAAAATAGTAGATATAGTTAAACAAACAGGGTTGAGCAGAGCAACAGTATACAGGGTATTATCAGACTTGGGGTTAAGATAGGGGGGGGTAAAATATGTTAACTAAAATTTGTATAGATTGTGGGAAAGTGTTACCAGCTACAAGCGAATATTTTGGAAAGCATAAAACGTGTAAAGATGGATTGAGAAACCAATGTAAAGAATGTAAAAATAAATATAGTAAAAAATATAATCCTAAATATTATGAAAATAATAAAGAAAGTGCCAAAGAAAAAGCAAAAGAATATAGAGATAACAATAAAGAAAAGGTTAAAAAAAGTAAAAAACATTATAGAATAACTCATTTAGAAGAAGAAAGAGAAAATAAAAGATTATATTTAATAAACAACAGAGATAAAATAAACTTGCTCAATCAAAAACGCAAGGCTAGAAAGAGAAACTTAATTTCTAATTTAACAGTAGATCAATGGAACAAAGTTAAATCTGATTTTAATGATAGATGTGCATATTGTGGCGAAGAATTACCGTTGGCACAAGAACACGTTATCCCACTTTCAAAGGGCGGGGAATATACGGTTAATAATATAATACCATCATGTAAGAGTTGCAACAGCAGCAAACATGATAAAGATTTCTTTAAATGGTATCCTAATTATGAATATTACTCAAAAGAAAGAGAAAGTTTCATATTAAGATATTTAGGGTATAAAAACGATATTCAACAACTTAAAATAATATAATTGATAAAATAAGCAAAAAACAATAATGAGGTATCCACTAACTTTAGTGACATACCTCCATAGGCAGAATACAAAATAATTATAAAAATATGATTCTAATTGAGAATGAGAGGGGAAAATATAAGAAATGAGACACGAAATTATAATAAAATGTGAATCTAAAAAAGAAATAGAATGCATACAAAATGGATTGGATATATACAGAAGAGAAATAGTTAAACAAATAAGGGAAAGCGGAAAGCCAGTAGCTGATAATTTAGTAAAAGAGTTAGAAGGTACATGGAGACTTTTAAATAAAATGATAGAAGATTTAGATAAAGATTTTTAGAAAAGAGGTGATTAAATGATATTCAGCACCATAATAAACAGGATAAAGGAGGCTTTTTCAAAGATGTTTTCAAAAGGTACACTAGAAAGTAAAATAAATGTAGATATAGCAATATCAAATGAAATGCAGAACCACATAAATCTATGTAAGCAAGTACATGAGAATAAAGCGCCATGGGTAGATAATAAAACAGTATTCAGCAGCAACACAGGACAAGGAATAGCGAGTGAGTTTGCAAGACTTGTAACAATTGAGTTTAAGTCAGAGATAAGCAACAATGACTTCTTAAACGAAGAATATCAAGTTGTTATTGATAACATTAGAAACTATACACAGTTTGCATGTGCAGAGGGTGGTTTAGTTTTTAAGCCTTATGTATCAAATGGACATATAGAAGTTGACATGGTAAGAGCAGATATGTTTTTTCCTACTTCTTTTAACTCTAGAGGTGATATATTAGGAGCAGTATTTATAGAGACTAAAGTAGTTGGTGACACTACATATACAAAACTAGAAATGCATGATTTAATCCAAAATAATTATAGTGATCCAACACAAAATGGATATAAAATTAGAAACTTAGCATTTGAAAAGAAAAATCTTAATCAAATAGGTTCGTCAGTTAACAACGATCAATTAGGAGAAGCGATACAACTAACAGAAGTTGAAGATTGGGCAGGGTTAGAAAAAGAAGTAACAATACGAAACATAGATAGACCATTATTCGCTTATTTTAAGATGCCACTTGCTAATACTATTGATTCTACATCGCCACTTGGAGTATCTGTTTATAGTGGAATAGTAAAACCTAATGGAATACTACAAAAGATAGACGAGCAGTTTAGTCGCATAGATTGGGAGTATAGAGGTTCGGAACTTGCGCTGGACGTAAACAGAGATTTTTTTAGAAGTCCCGAAAATAAT